TGGTTCATCTGTTTTAGATTTATCTGCTTTTGGTTTTACACCAGAACACGCAGCAGCTATAGATGAAATGGATAAAAATTTTACTGGAAGTCAACTTGATTATTCAGCTGCTGCAACAAGAGATATGGTTAATAGGGCATCAAATCCAGTAACAGCTACAATAAGTGCTATAGGTAATGTTGCTGCAAGACCTGCCTATGACTTTTATGATGCTGCAAAAGAATATTCTAAAAAAGGTTATCAAGGAGAATTTGGTTTTACTCCCCGAGGAGCAATTGATTTTGGAAAAAATATGTTAAGTCTAGGAGGACAATTTGTAGGTCAAAGACCTGGAACTATGATGGCAGGTGCACTTAAAGGAGGTATACAAAGTTTAGGTACAAAATTAGGTGAAGGTATTTATGATGTAGTTAATCCACAAGTAGAAGATGATTTTGATATAAAATCAATAGTAGCTAAAGATTTACTATCCAAAAAACAAATAGAACAAGCAAAAACTTTTCAAAAAATGAAAGAAGCAGAATTAGCTAAAGAAGCAGCAACGGATGGAGGCGGTGGCGGTAAAGATACGGATGGAGGCAGTGGAACTAAAGGTTTTAGTGCTCCTACTAAACAAGGTCAAAGTCCAAGAGGAAGTACAACTGGTGGAAACGGCGGAGGCGGTGGCGGTAAAGGTTTTGATGCTCCTTCTAAACAAGGTCAAAGTCCAAGGGGAAGTAGAACTGGTAAAAACGACGGCGGTCGTATTGGATTTAAAAAGGGTGGAATGAAAAGAAGAACATTTTTAAAAATGCTTGGTGGTGCAATGGCTATTCCTATTGTAAGTAAATTTTTAAAACCATTTAAGATTGGTAAAACAATGACTAAAGTTCCTGTAATTAAAACAGCAGACGTACCTGGTAAGCCAGAATGGTTTGATCAACTAGTTAACAAAGTAATTTTAGAAGGTGATGACATGACTAAACAATTTGCAACTAAAGAACGAGAGATTGTACACGGAACAAAAATAGATAAAGATAATTATGTAAGAGTAACACAAGATTTAGATCAAGGTTCGGTTAGAGTTGAGTATGATGCACCTACTAATATGGGTGAAGACACTGTACAATTAGAATTTAAACCAGGTATAGCTGACGAATCTACTAGAGGAAAAAAACCACGTGATGAGTTTGAAGCATCAGAAGTAGAACCAGCTTATGTAGGTGGACCTGAAGATACTGATATGGAATTTGTAGGTGAAGCTAGTGGACCTGGTCTTAAATTTATATCTTCGGATGTAAGTAAGTTGAAAGAATATGCTACAGGTAAAGGACCTACAATGAAAGAATTTTTAAAAATTAAAGAAAGAAAAGATGCCGTTAAAAAAATTAACGAAGATCAAATGGAAGCAGCTGAGTATATAGCTGGTAAATATGGTGATGGCCCTGATCTTGATGACTTTGCATCAGGCGGCATCGCTAGAATGTTAGGTGAATAATGGATATATTAGAATACATTAATAAGATGCAAGAGATGTACGGGGATGTTGTAAAAAAACCTGGCGAAATAGAAAGACCACAACAAGCACTAGACAGAGAAATGTTTGAAAACTTTAACATACGTAATCCAAAAGCAGGTGGTGGTATGTTAGTTAAACCAAGTGCTGATGGATCTAGACCTGGGTATGCTGGTGTAAAAGCTCCTACTAAAAAACAATTAGAAATAGCTGAAAAAGTACATGGTAATAAATATGATAAAACTGGAATTGATCTTTGGGAGTCTTTAGAACAGTTTGAACGATCCAATATTAGACAAGGTAAAACCACAGGACAAATTAAAGGACTTGGTAAAATTAAAGAAAATCAAATAACTAAAGACAATTTTATAAATTTAGTAAACGCAAACAAAGATAAAACCTATAATGAGTTTGTAGAAATACTAAAAGATTATAGAACAAAAGATAACAAACCTTTTACCAAAAACATTATTGCAGATAGATTAAGAGAATATGGTTTGTCAGGTTCTTTTCAAAAAAAACTTGCATTAGGTAGAAGTGAAGCTTCAAAAGAACGAAATAGAGCGTACACAAGAAAAAGATATAGTGAAATGATAAAAACTAAAGAGGGTAGAGCTAAAATTAAAAAACAAAAACAAAAAGCAAAAGCAAAAGAATATCAACTTAAAGGTATAGATCCACCGGCTACAAAAGCAGATGAAGCAATTTTTAAAGATGCAGTTGCAACTGCAAAAAATAATGTTGATGGTAATGGTAGATTTAGTATTGTTTCAGGTTACAAAAAATCTATGAAAGGTAAAGATTTTTTTAGTAATAAAATAAAAATTAAAGATAATCAAACTGATAAAACTTTTACTTACAATACTTTTAAAAAGTATGTTAATAAAAATTCTAAATCATTTGGAATAAAAAATTATGATGAAGCTATAAAATCATACCGTCAAAAATTTTTTATAAATGATGTACCAAATTTAAGAAATAATATTAATTCGGTGTTAATTCCTGGTTGGACTGGTGGAGATCCAAGAACTGCTATTACTATTCAACATGATTTTGGTCGACAAAACAATCCATTAAAAACAAGTTTAGCTTTTTTTGACGATAATACTAAAGAATATAAAATTAGAAGTGATTTTGAAAAATCTTGGGAAAAATCTAAAACATCTAAAACACCTTTAACTGATAAGAAAAAAGCGTTTAATGTTTTTAAAGAGGATATAGCAAAATTAAATATCCAATCCTCTCCCTCTATGGTTGCAAGAGAAAGATTTTTTGGAAAAGAATTAGATTTAACTAAAGCTATTAGAAAGGCAAAAGATCAAGGAGCTAAAATTCCACAAGGGACTTTTAAAAAAGCTCTAGAGTTTGATAAACAACTTGTAGAAACAATAGCATCATTTGCTGATAGTCCTCAATGCGAAATTTTTATTAGAAAAAGAAAAGCTGATGGTGGCAGAATAAGATATCAAACTGGCACTGCTAGTCTTTCTAGATGTGCTCAAGAAGGTGCAAGAAATTTTAAAGACGGTAAATTTAAAACAGCAGATCAAGCACAGGATGCAGCAAAACTTTTAGGTGGTGGTCAAAAAGTATTAAGAGGACTTATGAAATATGGTATTGTACCAGAAGCTGCGTACGTAGCAGGTGAAGCTGTTTTTAAAAATATACTAGGTGAGAAACCATTAAACGCACTTAAAAAATCCATCGACACATTTACATTGGGTCTGACTGATTTTACGTCCGGTATAGAAGCAAAAAAATTTGGTAAAGATGCTGATCTAAAATTATCTGTTGATAAATTTAGAGAAAGTCAAGCTAAAGTAGATTCTTTACAAAACAAATTAACAAATCTTAAAGCTATAACTGATCGAGGTGGCGAGGGTTACGTTGGTGATTTAACTTCAGATATACAAATGACACAAGCACAACTGCAAGCAGCAGAACAAGAACTACAAAAAAATACGGTATCATCAGACCTAGTGCAGTTTATAGATAGAAGAGGACAAGAGATTGCTGATACACAAATGGCTAAATCATATTTTGCAAAACAATCTTTAAAAGATCAAATGGAAGGTATACCTGGAATACGTGACTACACAGATACAGAATCTACTAGAATTTTTCCAGCACAACCAAGTCAAATGGATTTAAATTTAAATATGTTTCCAACACTACCCACAGATTTTATGCAATTAAAAACTTCAGATGCAATAAATTTAGCTCAAGCGTATAGACAGCAAGGTGAAAACGTATCAGCAAAAGATATATTAGCTTATAGAGATAAATTAAAAAGCATTCCATTATCTGAACTTGCTAAAACATATGGAGATGAACAGATATATGGAACGCAGGGTGCAGAGGCTTTACAACCATTAGCAGGTGGTGGTATTGCTAAACTAGCTGGTGTTCCATCAGGCCCACCACCAGAATCAGGACCAAACTCACAAGGGTTGCGTTCTTTGTATAATGATGATATGGATTACTAGGAGTAACAAATGGCAGAAATAGATAAAACACTCCCTAACACACGTACTGAATTAAAAGTTCCAGCGCCGGAACAAGAAGTAGATGTTACGGAACAACAAGAAAAACAACCAGTAGAAATTACACCAGATGAAGATGGTGGTGCAACAATTGATTTTGAACCAAGTTCAATAAACCAAGCAAGCACACAATCACACTTTGATAATTTAGCAGACATATTACCAGAAGATGTTTTAGATCCAATAGGAACAGAATTAAGATCTAACTATATGGATTACAAAGCATCAAGAAAAGATTGGGAACAATCTTACACAAGCGGTTTAGATTTATTAGGATTTAAATATGAAAACCGTAACGAACCTTTTCAAGGAGCAAGTGGTGCAACACACCCAGTATTAGCAGAAGCAGTTACACAGTTTCAAGCGTTAGCATACAAAGAATTGATGCCAGCAGATGGACCTGTAAGAACACAAATAGTTGGATTGTCAACACCTGCAAAAGAAGCTCAATCACAAAGAGTTAAAGATTTTATGAATTACCAGTTATTAGATCAAATGAAAGAATATGAATCTGAGTTTGATCAAATGTTATTTTATTTACCATTATCTGGTTCTACATTTAAAAAAGTTTATTATGATGATTTACTAGGGAGAGCTGTTTCTAAGTTTATCCCTGCAGACGATCTAGTCGTTCCGTATACAGCTACCTCATTAGATGATGCGGAGGCAATCGTTCATGTAATAAAAATATCTGAAAATGATTTACGTAAACAACAAGTAAATGGTTTTTATTCAGATATAGAACTTTCGAAACCTTCATCTGCAGGTAATGCAGATAAGGTGGAGGAAAAGGAAAGAGAATTAGAAGGAACAACTAAATCAGGAAGAATGGAAGCTATGTACACGTTACTAGAGTTTCACATTAATTTAGATTTAGAAGGTTTCGAAGATGTTGGTGAAGACGGTGAACCAACAGGAATAAAATTACCTTACGTCATAACAATTGAAGAAGGTAGTCAGAAAGTTTTGTCTATAAGACGAAACTTTGCGCCCAATGATCCATTAAAAAATAAAATCCAATATTTTGTCCATTTTAAATTTCTGCCAGGACTTGGATTTTATGGCTTTGGACTCATTCATATGATTGGCGGTTTGAGCAGAACGGCAACGTCTGCTCTCCGTCAGTTATTAGACGCGGGGACTTTATCTAATTTACCAGCCGGATTTAAACAACGTGGTGTCAGAGTCAAAGACGACGCTTCACCAATACAACCAGGAGAATTTAAAGATGTAGATACTCCAGGGGGTAATCTAAGAGATGCATTTGTATTTTTACCATACAAAGAACCATCAGCAACATTATTACAGTTGATGGGTATTGTAGTTCAAGCAGGACAGAGATTCGCGTCCATTGCTGACATG